AATTTTTGCACGCGCTAAGGGAACTCCATTAGGATGACGGAAGCCAGGGGCACGGCGCTGCAGCGCCAGGCGCGGGAGCGTCTAGCCGACAAGCGGCCGCGCAAACTGCCTTGGACGCGCAAAGGGCTGTCGCGGGTCGATAAAGTGATTGCCTTTCTGGAATTTCTTCCTATCACCAAAGGCATTTTACTCGGCAGGAAACTCAAACTGTTGCCGGGCCAACGGCGGTTCATCGAGCGCGTCTATGGCTCGAACGGGGTTCGGCTGGCGGTGCGTTCGGAGCCGCGCGGCAATGGTAAAACCGGGTTGGTTTCGGGGCTGGCGCTTTGCCATTTGATCGGGCCGGAGGCTGAGCCGCGCGGCGAGTGTTATTCGGCTGCGGTCAACCGCTTACAATCGGCGCTGATGCATGACGAGATGGTGGCGATCCTGCATGCGGTGCCGGAATTCGCGGTGATCACCCGCGTCAGGTCCGGCGGTCAGCGGCGCTGCATCGAGGTGACGGACGGGCCGGGCAAGGGCTCGAAATACGAAGCGTTATCGGCCGATGCGCGGCGCGGGCACGGCCTCGCCCCGAGCTGGTGGTGCTATGACGAGATGGCGCAGACCAGGGACCGCAAGCTGTTCGATGCATTACGCACTGCAATGGGCAAGCGTAAGAGCTGTCTTGGGATCATCCTGTCGACGCAGGCTGAGGACGATGAACATCCGCTCAGCCAACTGATCGACGATGGCCTGGCCGGCAATGATCCTGCGCTGGTGGTTGATCTGACCTGTGCGCCGCAAAACGCCGACGTATTCGATCATGAGGTGATCCGCGCGGCCAATCCGGCGCTTGGCGTGTTCCTCGACCCGGAGACGATCTTCAAGGAGGCCGAGCAGGCCAGGCGGCTGCCGAGCGCGGAAAGCGCGTTCCGGAACTTGCGCTGCAACCAGCGCATCCAGTCCGCGGCCGACATGTTGTGCACGCCGTCGGTCTGGAACCAGGGCGACGAGGCGATCGACGAGGCCATCTTCCGCGACGGCCGGCCGGTATATGGCGGGCTCGATTTATCGGCGCGGCTTGATCTGACCGCGCTGGTGCTGGCGGCCGAGGACGATGCGCGCCGCATCCATTTGAAGCCTCTGGCCTGGACGCCGGAAAAAACCTTGATGACGCGCACGCAACGCGACGGCGCGCCGTACGACGCCTGGCACCGGCAGGGCATGCTGAAAGCAACACCTGGGCTAACGATCGATTACGATTACGTGCTGGCCGACATCGTCGAGGCGACGGGCGGCATGAACCTGGCGGGCATCGCGTTCGATAACTGGAACATCAACGCATTGCGGCAGGCGATGGATCGGCTTGGCATTACGCTGCCGCTGTCGCCGTTCATCCAGGGCTACAAGAGCTATTCGCCGGCAATCCGCGAGTTCGAGGTGGCGGCGACTGAAAGTCGGCTGATCCATGGCGGTCATCCGGTGCTGCGCTGGTGCATCTCGAACACGGTGCTGATGCATCAACCCGGCACGCCGCAGCAGAACCGCAAGCCGGAAAAGCGCCGCACCTATGGCCGCATCGATTTGGCGGTGGCCGCCTTGATGGCGATTGGCGTCATGAAGGAATCCGCGGCAGTGGTTGACGTCGCCGCGATGATCGCCTGATCAACTAAGGATCACCTCAAAATGCGCTACGTCGAGAAATCGGCGCCGCCACCCGGCGGCGAGCCGGATGAATTTGTGATGAGCGACGACACTGTTGATCGTATGGGCGATGTGATCGATCCCGGCGGCTGGCAGCTAAGCGGCATCAAGACGGCGCCGCCCGTGCTGTTCAACCATAACAAGGATGAAATTGTCGGCCGTTGGGAGAATATCCGCATCTCCGGCAATCAATTGATCGGCCGGATTGTCTGGGCCGATTTCAAGAACTGGCCGAAAGGTCAATACATCCGCGATCTGGTGCGCGGTGGGTTTCTGCGCACGGTGTCGGTAGGCTTCCGCCCATTGGCGCGACAGCCGCTGACCAAGGACGCCAACAAGGAATTCGGGCCGTTCCGCTTCACCAAGTCCGAGGTGCTCGAATGCAGTCTGGTGAGTGTACCGGCGAATCCGAACGCGATTGCGCTGGCGAAATTCCTCCACCTCTCTGACGAAATCGTCACGGAAGTCTTCGGCGAGTCGGCACGAAGTTTCGTGGCTTCAAACGGCAAGACTGCCATTGCTACTCCTGTGCGAAAGAGCACATCCATGAACATCAGAGCAGAGACTATTTCCAACAAGATCCAGACCGCGCAGCAGACGCTTAATGCTCTGCTCGCAAATTACGAAGAGCTCGTCGGCAAAACCGAAATGGATGAAGAAGACACTAGACGCTTCCGGGAAGAGTTGCCTAAGCAGATCGACGATGCTCGGGCAGAGCTGAAAAGCTACCAGCATGCCGAGCGCACATTGTTTGGCAACAATGGCGGCGAAGTCCAGCCAGCGCCGCGGGTGATCGACAACGAGCCGATCCTGGCGCCTGCGATCATCAAGAACAAGGAGCCGTTTGCGGGCGAGGATTCGCCATTGCCGACAATCATTCCGCGCAAGACCCTGGGATATTCCGATCACCAGTTCCGGGCGCTGGCTGCCTGGACCAAGGCGCAGGCATCGCACGAACAGGATCTCGGCCGCACCTTGCGTGATCTGTACAAGGACGGGAAAAACAGCGAATTCACCGCCGCTGTACTGCGCGCTGCGGTTAATCCGGCCAATACGACCGTGGCGACCTGGGCGGCAGAGCTGATCCAGACCGACGTCACGCCGTTCCTGGATCGGCTGATTGCCCAAAGCATCTTCGGGCCATTGTCCGGCATGGGGGTGCGCTATACCTTCGGCAATGCCGGTATTCTCAAGATTCCGGTGCGGACGACCACGAAGACATTGGCGGGTGCTTGGACGGGAGAAGGCAGTGCGAAGCCGGTCAAGAGGGCGAGCTTCACGACGGTCTCGCTGTCTCCCACGAAGCTTTCCGTCATCAGTACCTTTACGGAGGAGATGAGCAACTACAGCGCGCAATCGATCGAGCAGATCATCCGTCAGGCGATGAGCGATGACACCTCGATGGCGCTCGATGCTTATCTGATCGATAACGTCGCGGCGTCGGCTGGTGTCAGGCCGGCTGGATTGCTCAATGGCCTGTCAACGCTTACGCCTTCCGTGGCTACGCCGACCACGGCGGCGATGGTGGCCGATCTTAAGAACCTGATCGGGACGATCATCGCGCAAGGCGGCGGTCGTGACATTGCCATCATCATGAACCCGGCGCAGGCGTTGAGCCTGAGTTTTGCTCAGACTTCGACTGGTGATTTTCTGTTTGCCAACCAAGCCGAGGCAAGCACCAAGTTCGGTGCCAGGTTTATCGTTTCGGCATCTTGTACAGCCGGAACGGTGATTGCGGTCGACGCGGCGGACTTCGCCACCGCGCAAGGCGATCAACCTAGATTTGCAGTTTCGACTGATGCAACTCTACATGAGGAGGACACCACTCCCCTCGCCCTCGGCACCACGGGTACACCGAACGTGGTGGCGGCGCCGATGCGGTCGCTGTTTCAGACCGATGCGGTAGCAGTCAGAATGTCGCTGTACGTGACGTGGGCAATGAGGCGTACCGGGATGGTTCAGTTCATTTCCGGTATTACGGCTTGGTAGGAGGAGGTCTCACATGGCAGACGACGACAAGAAGAAAGCGGCTCGTCAGGCACTGGTGCCGAATGCGGAAGGCAACGTCGCGGTCGATGTCATCATGGGTCCGTATCGTGACAATCGGCTGACGATGACGGCAGCTGATGGCCAGGCTGCTATTAACGCTCACTGGGCGCGTAATCCCCAGGAGCCATACGGTGAGCATGATCCGCTCACCGATCAGCAGCGCACCGATGCATTGGAAGCCTCGCACGCCTGGGCAAAAGCGCAGCAGGACGCACTCTTGGAAAATCAGCCAGCGAAGTTGCCTGCGGGGCAAAAGACCATGAAGCCTGAAGAGGGCGAGGCCTACAAGACCCGTAGTGTTGCGCCGGAGCCGCCGAAACCGGCGGAGCCGCCGAAACGCTGATGGCAAACATCATGCAATCGCTGGCGCGGATCATTACGCCGCGCCAGAAAGCCAATCCGGCCGGGGAGGGTAACTATCATCCCGGTCCCTACACGGTGTCGGGCGGCGTTCTGCCGCACGCCTGGGGCCAGTATCTCAATTACTGGCAGATGGATCTCGATCCGCTGCAGGCGCCGTCGAGCTCGATCGTCGAGGCCTGCGTGTGGGCCTACGTGCGGGCAATCGCGCAATTGCCTGGTCACCACAAACGTCAACTCAGCAATGGCGGTGAAGAGATCGTCACAACCTCCGCGCTGTCGAGGTTGCTGCGTTCGCCTAATCCTTATCAAACGCCATCCGATTTCCTGGTGCATCTGATTCGATCGCTGCTGCTCAATGGTAATAGTTATTGGGTTGCGCAGCGCAATGACCGCGCCGAAGTGACGGCACTGCACTGGACCGATCCCAGGGCTTGCCGGGTGCGTGAGATCCTGGTTCAGGGTCAGCCGTTTAGTGAAGTGTTCTATGAAATCAGCACCAATCCGCTGTTTCAGTTTGATAGCATCCTGGGCCGTACCTCGCTGGTGGTGCCCGCGCGCGACGTGCTCCATATCAAATTGGCGACGCCGCAGCATCCCTTGGTTGGCGTCACTTGGCTGAAAGCGCTAGACATGGAGATGGCGGCCAGCAGCGCCATGCAGAGGGCTGCCGCGACCTTCGCCGGCAACATGTCGCGGCCATCGGGAATATTGAATGTTCCTGAAGGAAGGGCATTAAGTGAGACGCAAGTCAAAGAATTGCATGCCAAGTGGAATGAGCAGGTGACAGGGCTCAATTCAGGTGGTGTGGCAGTCTTGCAGGGAATCAAATTCGAGCCGTTGGCGATCTCTAACCAAGATGCCCAGATCATCGATCAGCGCAAACTTAATGATCAGGCAGTTGCGGCGGTATTCGGCGTGCCGATGATCCTGCTCGGCGTTAACGATACCGCGACACAGAAATCCTCTGAGACAGTGATGGCGGAATGGTTGGCATCGGGTCTCGGCTGGCTGATCAACCACATCGAGGTCGCGTTTGATAGTTTCATCGGGCTCGATCAGGTGGCGGCGGGCCGGGAATGGACCGAGTACGACACGCGGGTATTGCTGCGCTCGGCATTCAAGGATCGTATCGACGGGTTAGTGCGCGGTGTTCAGGGTGGAATCTACAGTCCCAACGAAGCCAGAGCGCTGGAGGGCTACGCCGCGGCCGAGGCGGGTGACGAGCCAAGGGTGCAGCAACAAGTCGTGCCACTCTCGGCCTGGGACAAGGCGCCTGCGACATCTGTAGCGCCACAATCCGCACCTCAGGATGTTGCGAAACCGGCTGATCAAAAACCTCAACCGAATCCTGACGAACAGAAGGCGTTCGCGCTGTTCCTGTTAGAGCGGACGATGGATAGCCATGCAGCTTGACGCCGAGTCAATCCTCGCCGCGGTCGGTGTCAAACTGGCCGAGGAGCGCGCCCACCGGGTGGAGCTGCAGGCCCGGCTGGATCAATTATTGCGGGTGCCAGGGCCGCAGGGTGAACGTGGGTTGTCAGGGCATGAAGGGCCGCCCGGGCCGCCTGGCCCCGCTGGCCTCCCTGGCGAGGATGGAAAGCCTGGAGAATCCGCCCGCGACGGCCGCGATGGTCTGCCGGGATTGACCGGCCCAAAGGGCAGTCCAGGAGATCAAGGCCCGGCCGGCGAACGGGGTCCGGAAGGCCCTGCGGGGCCTTTCGGGGCGATTGGTGAGAAAGGTGACCCGGGAGAGCCCGCCTATCCCGGCCAGGCCCGCGGCCTCTGGAACGAGACTGAGAGCTACCGGGCGATGGACGTGGTCGCGTTCAACGGCTCCGAGTGGCGCGCGGTCTACGACAATCCGGGGCCGTTGCCTGGCGATGGCTGGAAGCAGGGCGCCAAGGGCGTCAAGGGCAAGCCCGGCGATCGGGGCGAAAAGGGTGAGCGCGGTGAGAAAGGTGACCGCGGATCGCCAGGCGTTTCGGTGGTCAAGATGGTGATTGCCGATTTCGAAATCCGGCTGTTGCTTTCCGACGGCACGCAACTGGTCGGCAGCCTGTTGCCAGTGTTGGAGCGTTATTATCAAGAGGCGGTGGCATGACGGTCTGTTGTGGCTTGCGGCTGGTGCTGGTGACGCCGCCAGCCGTCGAGCCATTGACGGCTGCCGAAGCCAAGGCAAGATTGAATATCGGCGCTGAAGTGAGCGACGAAGTCATGAATGCCTATATCACCGCGGCGCGTCAGCGCATCGATGGCGCCGATGGCTGGCTCGGCCGCGCCATCAATACCCAGACCTGGCAGGGCAAGGCAGATACGTTCCCGAGCTGTGATGGCGGCCGGATCTACATTCCGTTGCCGCCGCTGCAAACCGTCACGATCAAATATCTCGATGCGGCGGGTAGCACGGTGACGCTGACCGATGGCGTCGACTATCGGCTGGTGCAGGCGCAGCGGCCTTATATCCTACCATTATCGTCATGGCCGAGTGTTACGGGCATCGACGGCGTCACGATCGAATTTGTCGCTGGCTATGGCAGTGCCGGCGCCGACGTGCCGGAGCCGATCCGCACCGCGGTGGCGTTAGGCGCCGGTCATCTGCGTTCGATGTCGGCGCGGGACTTGTCCGTGAGCGAAGAGGTCGAGGAAGGCATCGGATCAACCCGCTATGTGGTGTCGCAGAACGCGGGCGATGTGATCGACAACACGGTGGAATGCCTGCTGTCGACCTATCAGGTGATGTACGTATGAGCCGCGCCAGCGAATTGCTCGCGCAATACCAACGCAAGATCGCCAAGGTCGGGCAGTGGATCGGGATCAGGCGATACACCGGCACCGGGCCGGCTAGGACTTCCACGGATACCTTGGCGCGGGCCTATGTGATCTACGCACCTGATACCGCGCTGGTCGGCGGCGTGGTGCAGGGTAATCTCTTGGTCTGGTCGCTGGTCGATACATTCGCCGGGATGAACCCGCCGGTTAACACGAACGATCGTTTGGTGACCGGCTTTTTCGGTTTTGATAATCCAAATGCGACGCCGCCTTTGACTAACGGTCAGGTAAGCACTCCCAAGGAGCGCGCGATCAAGAGCGTGATGGAGATTAACCCAGGCGGGACGCTGATCGTGCTGAAGATGGTCGCGGTGGGCTGATGGCGGTCACCACATCGGAAGCCATCGCGCGGATTCGCGAGCGGATCAACGCAGGCAACTATGGTTATCCAGTCTATTTCAAGGGCGACGATGCGGCGCTGCTGCCGGACACCCCGAGTCCATTCGCATTCGTGGAATACAACAACGAGGGCGAAATCGCAGTCAGCTTCGGCGGCGGGCGCGGCAACAATGTCTGGCGCAACCGGATGCGGGTCGAAATCTTTGTGTTCTCGCCGATGGGCTATGGTGCCGAGACCGTAGCCGCGTATGCCGAACCCATCGCCGCCCAATTGCGCTCGTATCGGGATGACGTGATCTCGTGCTTCGGCGCACCCGTATTCCCGCTCGGCTCGGGATCTAGCTTCTCGGTGCCTGGTCTTTCGGTGGATATTTCCAACTACCAAATTGCCGTGGCCGAGGTCGTCGTGATCTTCGACCTGGTCGGTTAGTCGTTGCCCCTTTAATCCCTGACGGAGTTCATCACCATGCCCCTCGCAGAAGGCGTAAGTGCGCGCATAGCCTACAAGTTCTATACATCTCCGGACATCATACCGGGCACGCCTGCGGTTTCGGCGACTGATCCGGGGCCGAGCGGCGGCCAGATTCTGCGCCGCGTCGCCAGTACGCTGGCGTTCACAAAAGATACCTACCAGTCCAATGAAATTCGGTCGGATCGGCAGATCGCTGACTTCCGGCATGGCGTCCGAAGGGTCGCCGGCAATGTCTCCGGCGAGTTGTCGCCGCATTCCTATCAAAGCTTCTTTGAGGCATCGCTGCGCTCAACCTGGGTGCCTGCGGTGAGCTCCAGCAACACGACGCTGACATCGATGACAGCCAATGGGACCACCAGCACGTTGACGTTTGGCGGCGGTGATCCGGTGGCGGCGGGATTGCGTTCCGGCATGGGCATCCGGTTTTCCGGTTTGACTGCGACCGCCAACAACGCCACCAATTTCGTCATTACCGGTTTTGGCGGCACCTCTAACCGCACCGTGTCGGTTTATCCGCCGCCGACTACCGCCGCTTCCGAAAGCACGTTTACCTTGACGTCGGTCGGCGCCACAGTGTCGATCCCGTCGACGGGTCATGTCCGGCGCAAGCTCGCGGTCGAAATTTACAACGACGACGTCGATATCGCGCGGTTGTTCACCGAATGCCGTATGGGCGGCTTTGCGCTAAAACTGCCGGCCACCGGCATGAGCACGATCGAGTTCAGTCTGACCGGACGCGACATGGAATTGTACACCGCGGCGGCAGCGCCATTCTTCACCGCGCCCGCGCCAGCGGCGACTACCGGCTTGCTGGCTGCGGTCAACGGCCTGCTGCGGGTTGATGGCAGCAATATCGCCGTCATCACCTCGCTCGATATCACGCACACATTGCAACAGACCGCAGACCCGGTAGTCGGTTCTAATATAGTGCCGGAGATCTTCTCCGGCAGATCCAACGTCACCGGCCAGATGACGGCGTTCTTTAATGATCCGACGTTGATCAACGACTTCAAGAACGAGTCCGAGATCCAGATCATGGCCTATCTCACCACGAGCTCGGCGCCGAATTCTCCGGCGATGAGCTTTTTCCTGCCGAGGGTCAAATTGGGGGGAGCAGACTTGGCCACGACTGGGGAGGGCGGGCAGATGATAACGATCCCGTTCCAGGCACTGAAGTATGAGACCACGCCGCTCGCCACCAGCGGCATCGACAACACCACCATCCAAATCTGGGATTCCGAGGTTAGCGCGACCACGATTCCGAATCTCGCGGAAGGTGACCAGCCCCGTGAGGAGCGCCGCGAAGAGCGCGCCGCCTGATCTCCGCCGCCACGGGGAAAGAAGCCTGGCATCCGCCGGGTGATTTGCAAACGACCTCCTTGCAAATCGAGCCGGGGAGGCTGGCGGGCTTTCCCGGCTCACCCTTCCGCCAGAGGATGAACCATGAATAAATTCTCCGGACTCGAGCTCGAGGTTGAAAAGCCGTATCGCCTGATCTTGCTGCATCCCATCACCCGGCAGCCGTTGCGCGATGCCGAGGGCAATGAAGCTTATGTCGAGCACTATTCCGCCGACTCCGAGATCGCGCGGAAGCATCAGCGCGCGGTGCAGCGGCGTCGGCTGGCGATGCGCGGCCGACTCAAGATCACGCCGGAGGAGATCGAGGCCGAGGCTACGGAAGTATTGGCGGCACTGACGGTGGGCTGGTTCCTGGTCGATCTCACGGGCAACCCGATCGACTTGCCGTTCACGCAACAGGACGCGCGCGAACTGTACAGCAGTCCCGCGGTCGGCTGGCTGCGCGAGCAGCTCGACGAGAGCGCGGCTGATCGGGGAAATTTCTCCAAGGGCTCATCGACGACCTAGTCGAGTGGGCCACGGTTGAATTCAAGCGCAGCCGCAAGACGTCGAGCGGCGATCTCGAGGGTGATCTGTTCGAGTCCGCGGCGCGGCAATTGACCATGCTCGGCAACAAGAAGATCGCCGCGCTGATCGATCAGGAAGCGCCGCCGTTTCCGGAAGCGCTCGGTTATCTCTGGCTGTGGTTCTTGCAGCACTCAATGGGCTTGGCAGCGACCGGGATGTCTTATCCGGTGGTCACCTGGGAAGGGTTGTGGGCGTGGTCGCAATTGCTGCAGATCGAGCTCGAGCCGTGGGAAGTCGATCTGATGATGAACCTGAGTTGCATCCGCGCCAACGTCCATGCTGAGCAGGCGCTCGAGCAGCGGAAAGACAAGAAGTGAGCACGCAACTCATCCGCCGCATCGTCACGGTCGATTGGCCGAAGCAGGCTGAACGTGATGCCAAGGCATTGCTGATCCGCACCGCGCGCACCGGTCATCAGCGCATCATGGCCGATGCGGCGGGACGCGGACTGACGCCGAGCTGGGAGGCCTACGCCAATCATCCCGGCAACAGCAATTTGGAATCGGTCGTATTGCCGGGGCCGATTGTCTACAATTACCGGTACTTGGTTGATCTGATCAGGTTTGCGCTGGAAGAATTGCGGCGGCAATCGCCAGTCGTCAGCGGCAAATACAAGCGAAGCCATACCGTGTATGTCAACGACACGGCGGTCGGCGACAGCATTCCTACAAGCGTTAAGGCCGGCGACCGGATCTATATCGCCAACCCGGTGCCGTATGCGCGCCGGCTGGAAATCGGCCGAACCCGATCGGGACGCTCGTTCCTAGTCCAGGTGCCAAATCGAATCTATGAGCGGGTAACAGAAATGACCAAGGCGGAAGGCAAGGGCCGGGCGAATGTCAGAATGATGTATGTCGATCTTGGCGCGCACGCGTTGACAAAGGATCAGCCGACCGGGATCATGACCAGACGCGGCTGGGGCTATAGCAAGCATCAGCGGCTCGATCGGCTGACCGGCGCCGCGGTTACATCTCCTGCCATCTTTTTCGCGAGCCCGATTTAAATGGCCGACACGGTTGAGACGGCCGTCTATCGGCTGCGCGTCGAGGGTCAGGCCGAGATCGATCGGCTGACAACGTCTGTTGATGGGCTTTCGGTAGCGGAAGAAAAGGCGGCCTCGAGCACGCGGACGTTTTCGCAGGCGTTGCAGAACAACGTTGCGCGCATCGATCCGCTGGTGCGGGCGCAGGAGCAGTACAAGAAGGCGCTGGAAACCAATCTGCGATACCGGGAAACCGGCGTCGGCACCGAAGCGCAGCTCAACGCGCAATTGGAGGCATCGACCAGGCGATACCAACAACAGGTCTCGGTGATCAATCAGGTCGAGAAGGCGACCGCTTCGCAGACCGGCGCGACCAAACTGCAACGTTATGAACTGATCAATCTGAGCCGCCAAATGCAGGATGTCGGTGTCTCGCTGATCGGCGGACAGAGCCCGTTCACGGTCTTGGTTCAGCAGGGTTCGCAGATCGCCGACATATTCGCATCTAGTGGGGTATCGGTCAAAGATGCATTCAAGGGAATGGCCGCAAGCGCGGCAGCATTCCTTGGAACGGGCGGCATGATCGCGACCGGTGTTGCCGCGGCTGGCGCTGGCCTGGCTTACCTGGCCGTAAAAGCCAGCGACGCCAGGAAGCAAACAGAACTGGCGCTGAGCGGACCCGGCGCTGCCAGTGGCATGCAGCCCGCCGACATCACCCGGTTTACGCAACAGAATGCGAGTCTTCTCGGGGCATCGCGGGCGCAATTGAAAGAGGTTGCAGAAGATTGGGCGCATACCGGCAAAATTGCCGTCAATGAATTGACCGGCGTCGGCGAGGCAGTCCTCGGACTTTCGGTCAAGACCAAGACCGGTTTTGCGGAAGCTGGCACCTCGCTAGGGAAGTTATTCGCGGCTGATGATCTCACCAAGGCGGTAGATGCGCTCTCCGGCGAATATCCCGAATTGAATGCCAATATCCGCGACAGCGTCGACGCCTTGCAACAACAAGGCGAGCGGGCGAAGGCAACTCAGCTCATCATGGATACGATGGCGGAATCGAATCGGAAAGCCGCGGCCAGCCAGAGCGCTCTTACCCTGACGTCCAATGCGCTGAGCAACGCATTGCAGTTCAGGCCGCTAGAGGGGCCGGCCAAGAGCTTGCAGGATAGACTTGGCGCTGCGCAAGAACATCTGACCATGACGCAACGACCGGAACTCGGATTTAGCGCGGCAGAGATCGAGACTGCGCGCCAGGACGTGGCCAGATTGAATGAGGAATTGACAAAGCTCAAGAAGACAGCAGAGCAGACCAAGCTCGACATGATCGGCAATGAAGCGACAAAGATGGCGCGCGATCTCGATCCGACCATCCAGAAGCTCACAGAGGTCAGGTTGGCAATTCAGAGAGTCAAGGAAGCCCAGGCTTCCGGCGCACCGGGCGCCAATACGCCGGCGGTTGGTGATCTTCTGACAAAATTGCAAAATCAGGAACAGGTTCTTGTTGAGTCACAGGGGCAAGCCTCACGCCTCAACGAGCGCGTCAAAGAGATCGGCAAATCCTGGGGCGATGTCGGGCAGTCCACCGCGCTGGCGCTTCAGGCTGCGCAAAACAATCTGCCGGTTTTGGAAGCGGTCGGCGGCGCGGCGAAGATGGCGGCGCAAGCCGCGGCCGATTACGCCAATGCGATCGACCAAGGCAAGACCGCGACCGAAGCCGCCGCGCTGGCGGCGAGCAATCATGCTGCCGCACAGGCACAGGTTAACGCTTCCGCCAAAGAGACGTTGTTCAATTTGCAGAATCAGGCGGCGGCGGCGGGCGCGGTGACTGGGGCGCAGCAAATGGCGGCGCAGGCGGCGGCCACTTACAACCAGATGGTCCATGAGGGCGTCGATGCGACGATTGCAGCAGCGGTTGCGGCCCAACAACTCGCCAATGCCCATGCCGCGGCAACCGCCAATGTGATGCGACAGGTCAGTGCCTTAAACGATTCGACGACACTGATTCAGGCGCAGACGGCGGATATCGGCACCGGGGCGCATAATGCTGAAATGATGGCGGCAGCGGGAATCGCCTACAAGAACGCAATCGAGTCCGGGGCTTCTGCGGCATCCGCTGCTGCCTTGTCGTCGGCAACGATTGCAAACTACATGGCGAAGGCTGCCCTCGAAGCCGCGAGGATGGATCAGGCACTTGTTGATGCCTACAATAAAGCCAACCAGGCTGCGGTCGACGCGGTCAGGATTGGCGGCAAATCATTATTCGCCCCGACCGGTCAGTTCGATGTCAAGGCCGGCACGCGATACGAGTCAACGACCGAAGAAGGCTTGGCGATGATGAGGGAGCAACAAGGGCTCGAGCAACAGGCGCGCGACGCCAAAAGTTTTGCCGACCAGGTGGCCGCAGTAGGAAGCGGTGGTATTGGCGCGGCATTGTCCTTTGCCATGGCGCAACAGGCCCGCCCTGCTGTGATGGGTGGAGTGGTTGGTTCGCCCAGCGGAATCCAGTCTGGATCGAACAATCTCGTTCTACAGCAGGCCATCAACGAATCCGATATCATCAGTCAGGTCAGCTCGTTGACGGACGCATTGAATCGACAGACGTCGGACAAGGCAACGCAAGCCGCTAATCTCAGGGCCGAAATGCAATGGCTGCAATCGCGGCCCACCAGCATTGAGCAACAAGACCAGATGGCGCAACTCCGGCAATCGATTGAAGAGCTGACCCAATCCACCGACAGTTTGAACGCCACCAACCAGGAATTGCTGTCGCCGTATTACACCCAGGACCCCAGGACCAGTCACATCGGTTTTCGCAGCCAGGGCATGGCGACTGGCGGCTGGGTCGACGTGCCGGGTGGCTATAGCGCGAACGACAACATGGTCGCGACGATACCGGTGGCCAGCGGCGAGCGCATCTTCGTC